TTTTGATCTTGATTGATGATAAATATCTCACTGATACTATCATCTTTATAGTGTTGGAATACACCTACAAAACAATTTGTTAGGGTCTCGTAGTCCATTACCCAATGTGTAGGCATGTCTTTTTTCATATAGTACGGTTCAGTTAAGCTGTCCCCCCTTGGTTTAAAGCTGAAAAAAGGGGAGATTTCTCTCCCCTATTCCAGTTGTTTTGGGTTAGATTATACGGTCACAATACTGCTTGGTGCAGTCTTAGGTTCTTCTACAAAGTATTGAGCATAATCAAAGCTATCAGCATTAATAGCAAACATCTTAATAAAGTTTTCTACTTCACTAACGTTTTCTACATAATACTCATAGAATGTTTCTAATGTCTTACGCTCTTCTGCGTAATCTTTACCATTAGCTCTTCTTCCAATTTTCATTGTCTGAGGATCACCAAACTCATTAAGCTTGGCTAACATGTGTAATGATTCTTTTTTCTCTTTAGAGATAACAGCTAACACTTTATTATCAGCATCAAAGATAGCCTCATTATAAGGGCAGTCTGATAATGCAGGTATTAACTTAAATGTTTTCTTACTTCCCCATGTTGAAGTAACTAACAACATTGATTTATTCATATTTGGTTTTTTACAAAATTAAGGAGTCTTCTCCAATAATTCCAAATCTTTTATTGGAATTTTTAAAGTTTCTTTTTCTAGGTTACAAGCATCACAAAGCTCTACATTCTTTTTAAGAACGTCAATATCCACATCTAAAAGCTTGGCATATACTCCGTGGTACTTTTCTGGGTATAAATAAGTTTCCATATACTTATATTCTGAAGATGTCTCTCCATAATAAGCTTTGATGGCTCTTTTTAATACAACAGAAAGCTGTGAGTATTTACCTAATAGAAAGTTAAACCAATCATCTTTATACATATCAAAGTTAAATATATAAAGTGTATAGTCTTTAACATCTAGTTTACTTTCAAATAAAGGATTAGTGAGAAGCATTTGTGTTTCAAATGTTTTAAATCCTTCTGTATCAGTTGGTTTAAATGCTACTATTAGTTTCATATCCTCAGGATCTATCTTTCCCTCAAGAGAAAGATAGGTTCCTGTAGGAGTAATATTACTAGTACGTCTTATACCAAGTGCCGGATATAGAAATGATCGTGACTTTTGAAAATACTTCCCATAAAGGCTTTCTATCATATTTTTTCTTTATAATGTTACAGAGCCCGTAGCAAATTCATATGGTAGTTCATAGCTTCTATTAGTATAGTGCCATGTTGCTTTTTCTATCACACTGAAGAATCTCTCTAACCAATCACTATATGTAGTGCTTGATATTGGAAATGCATACGTTTGGAATGCTCTATCAATAACTACAAAATGGAATTTAACGTTATACCCTTTATCTATCATTTCTTTATAGATTGTAGTAACCATTGCTAAATAAATAGTTGCCTGCAACCAATAAGAATAGAACTCTACGCTTTCCGGGAAGTCTTTTAAATCTTTACTAGTAGTCTTAATATCATTTACAAATATAATCTTTTTGTCATGATCTATAACAAGATTATCTATAATTCCTTTAAGACCAAAAGGTTTATCTACTAATTCTATCTGTACAGGAATCTCATTGTGAACTTCCATATTACTAAAATCATTAATATTAGCTCCAATTAGATCTGAGATAGACTTATTAGCCTTAATTAAATCTACTGCATTTTTACAATAATCAAAAGTTTCTTGATCAATTAAAGTTTTATTTCCTTTAATCTTAAGAAAATCCCAATAGTTAAGTGCTTCTGCAGTAATTACTTTTTCTACACGTTGTTGATCTGTCTTAAGATTTTGAAAGTAATTTATATCTTTCATTACATCTAAGATAGCACCATCAAATTCTTCTAACTTAGTACGAGTATCACCGTCTTGAGCTATTTCAGCATGATGATTATATACTCTATCTACTATTATTTTGATGTTATCACCAGGGAGTTTGCCGGGGCTAATAACAAACTGGTCATTAAACTTCTCTTCTTCTAAAAGAAGTGCGTGGATAATCTTACCTTGTATTAAGTGTGCATCAGTACGTTCTTCTTTATTGCCTAGAACATACATCTGATAAAATACTGCAGGATTCCACATAAGCTTATTCAAGCTACTATAAGAGAAGTAAAACTTCTTACTATAAAAATCATCTTGTAATTTGATGATCGTATCTTCCATTAATGCTTCTAGTTCCATCCTTCTGATGTTTCTTGTTTTAATAATTTCTGAGCTGCTTCACAGATCATCATACCTGAAATTTGATTACCCCTATCAAGTCCTTGTTCTATACAGAATTCAGGGTACTTTTCATAGAAAGAATGTGCTACATCTCTCCATGTATAATCATCATCACATCTCCACTGTCTAACATCTGACGTCATATCAGCTGTCATATTATCTTCTATTTTTTGCATAGCTGCATCCCAGTGTTTTTTAAATTCTACTCTTGCTGCAGCCAATTCAGGGTCATTCCATACTGTACTAAATTTAGGAGTACTATCCAATTCTTGATTATCTTCCATATTATTGGTTTATTATTTTGAAGGCCATAATCCTAGCTCTATAAGTTTTTCACTCATACGTTGCTGAGATCTAGTATCTACTGTCATTGCTTCCTCATACTCAAGGAAGTGAACTAATTCTTTAATTAGATCATTACAGTTTTTAAGCTTTTGAGTTATACTTGTTAACTCTGCTTGACAGTCTTCAGCTCTAAAACTGTCTCTATGTAAATCGTCCATGTTACTTTTGTTTTTCAAGTTTTGTTTTAGCATCATGGCATTTCTCACATAAGACCTGTAAGTTATCTTGTTCACAGAACAATCTATCTACAAATCCTGGAAGGTCTGCCCCACAGTTTAAACTACCTGCTCCTACTATATGGTCAACGTTAATACTTTTTTCTGGAAACCATCTATGACAATTATTACATTCATATTCAAACTTCTGTCTCTTATTAGGACCTTTATAAGGTCTACGAGCTTCTAGCTTACATTGTGTAATAGGTTTCCACCATCTAGACTTCTGTCTGAGTGTACTACGTATAAAACTCCAAAAAGCAGATTCTGTCATTGTACCAGCATTTCTAGTCTTTACAGCTTTACTAACTCTTTTGGTTGGTTTCTTTTTAGTTGCCATTATAGTTTTTTATTTATTAAAGGAACTAGTCTATTTCTTACTTCTTTAGCTCCATAGTCTTTTATTGAGTCAGATAAGTCTTTACTCATAGGAAGAAGAAGTATTTCCACTGCAGGATAAGTAGCTTTATACTTTTCCATGGCTTTAATACCTGCTTCATCATTATCAAACATTACAATTACTTTCTTATACTCTTCAATAAACTTTTCCATAGTGTCTTTCTTTATCATAGAATTCTCACTATCTGGAGCTACAATATTTATATTAGATAACTTAAGGGATCTAAGAGACATCATATCTTTTAGACTAGATAATACTATCAGATAATCATTGTCTTCAAGATGTTGCTCACCCTGTAAATAGTCTTTGATTTTTAAGAATTTCTTATCAAAAGTTTTAGGCTGGTATATTTTATAAAGCTCCCCGCCCTTAGTAAAATAACCATATATATAGTTACCGCTAATGACTAGTTCTTTATCATCTTTTACCATTGTATAATATGCCAAAGGTCTTACACAATACTCTTCTAATATTCTAGATCCAATATTAAACTGTGTCCAGAAATACTGATCCTGTGTAGTCCATTGCCTAAAAGCATATTTATCTACTTTATATTTAGATTGTTCCTTAAACTCTTTTACATCGTATCCACCATTATTGTGTAATACAAAATCATTATAAGCTTCTACAATTATTGTACAAGCTTTATGATATGATAAGTTCTCTATATCTTTTACAAGATCAATTGCTGAACCACCTTTACCAGTTGAAAAATCTTTATATTTATACACTTTAGACTTTAAATCAAAGTATATACACATACTAGGAGTACGTTCTTTAGAATTAAACAAACTCTTAATTTTTATATCTTGCCCACTAAGCTTTTCTTTAAGCTTACAGAAGTGTTCAAATATCCAAGGTGTTGGTACATCTTTTACATCATGTACCAGATTTTTAGTTTTAAACATGAGCTAAGGTTTAAAAAATTGGGGGAAGTAGAAACCTCCCCCTCATATTTATGTATATATGAAAAAGAAAGTTTACATATTAAAGTCATCGTTAACAGGCTCAAAACCAGCTACTGGCTTGTTCTGCAATGCTTTATAATGGTATTGATTATTCTTATCAAACTTCTCTAATTTAGTTTCATCTGCATTTGCAAACTTAAACTTAGGAAGTGACAACTTAACAATTGTTTTTCCATTATACTCTTCTTCTTGACCCTTAAGGAAGAAATATAAATTCTTACCTTTTAATAACTTAGATACTTGTGCAACCCAGTCTTCAATACTAGATGCAGCAATTGTATCTAACTCATCTTTTAAACCCAATTCTACAGCAATGATGCTAAGTTTCATCATGATCTCATTCTTAGACGGGCTTGTCTCGTTATAAGAATCAATCCACATACTTGCAGATACTCTTGCTGATTGTCCTGTAAACTTAGGACCACTGTCGTTACCTTTTTCTATAGACCATCCTTCAAAGTTTTCTAACGCAGGTCCCTCTAAAACTAATTCTAGAGATTTCTTTCCTGTGTTTTTTGACTCTCTTACTGATGCACTAAAAATGTGTGCATAAACTACTCCTGGTTGCAGAGACTTCTGTACTCCACCACCTTGTTTTACTTCTTGTCCTTTTGTACTAAACATACTGTTTGTTTTATAAATGTGAAACGTTTAAACTAATTTTCAAAATCTGTTATTGCTTTCTTAACTAAACCTAAATCGTTTGGTATCTCAAAGGTATCAAACATTCCTTTAGGTGACTTACATGTATTATCACCTGTAGTCTGAGTTTCAAAAACATATCTAATAACATCATCTTTACCTTTCTTTACCTTACCATATAGCACAATAGAGAAAAGACCTTCTAAGGTAAGCTTTTCATCAACCATTTTACCGATTGTTTTAGCTTTTAATTTTCTCTTACCGTCCATATCAGTAGATTCTTCAGCATGTGTTAAAAAGAACACTGTTAAGTCATCTCTCAAATCTTTAGGCATTCTAGCTATACGAGCTAGACCTGCACCAATCTGAGTAAATTTCTCATAGCCCTTCTCGTCTACTCTTTCAAAAAACTCAAATGAGCTCATGTACTGAAAATCATCTATTACTATAGTTTTGATTTCAGGACGCTTATCATTTATGTACTGTAATGCTGCATGTATATGCTGTGTACCAGACTTATCATACATGTTTCCTGTTGGATTGTCTTTAGACCAAAGTGTATACTTTGTTTTCCAACCTTTAAATGGTAGCGGTTTGTTAGCTACATTAATAATGAATGTTTCCTTCGGGTCCAGTGTCTCAATAGCTGTAGACTTACCTGCACCTGACTCTGCAATAATTAATACTCCTTGTGCCATGTGATTGTTATTATATGTTATTTAGATTTTATAAGCTCGTTTAACCAAGTCTTGGCACTTACAGGTTTACCTGTATGAATAGCATAGTAGTCTCTTATAGTCATTTCACTATAAGGAGCATCTGCCATTTCCATAGGAGCTGGTGCTTTGTATATGTGCACATCCTTTAAAACAGGATTAGGATTGGTTGTAAATACGTTCTCTGTACTTTCAACAGCGGCATACTTACTGATTGCAATAGATTGAGGATTAACAGATCTCAATTGTTCAATAGGAACTAAATAAGAACCTTTCTCATTTAACTCATACTCTTCTTCAAAAGCTGAGTTATATGGGATTCTATATACTGTTCGTTTAGGATCTACTGGATCTAGTTCTCTAGTAACTAATTCAAAGTAGAAACCTTTTTCTTTCTTAAATTCTGATGAGAAAATACCAACTACAAGAGTACCTTGTTTATTATGAAATGGCATTTTCATATTGAAGTCTGTGATACTAATACCAAGATCTTCAATTAACGTTTTATGGTAAGTACGTATAGCATCTAGCTTGCTACGCTTCCATTCTTTTTTCTGCTCTTCTGGAGACTGTAAAAAATTAAAATCTGACATAGTGTATAATGTTAGGGTTGGAATGTGTTTTGTGTTGTGAATGTTTGATTCTGCTGCTGATTTCTAGCAGAACGTCTCTGATATGTACCTGTAGGATTTTGAGAAGCAAACTCTGCTACTTCTACTAATTTCTGTCTATTGAAATTAGCATCCATAAATAATAAGTTATTATCATCAGAACCGTTTCTTACTTTAAGTAAATGCATAAAGATATGATTCTTTTGAACATCATACTCTTTAGGACCATATAAAGGTATATTAGCTTTGAATGGATTATTTAAAGCAATCAATATATCTGATCCTTGCATAAGAGCGTCCCCGCCAAATACATCTGATGATACTGGATAGTTACCAATTTTACCTGGCTCTTTTCTAGATGGCTCATCAATTGTTCTATTTAACTGAGTGATCATAAAGATGATAACAGGAAGTTCTTTCTTAACTTGCATTAATACTTCTACAGTATTATACAATGTAGCAATCTTCTCTTTCTCATCTGGTGCTTTTTTAATTAGCCAGCTATGATCTATAGTTACTATCAAAGGCTTACTGCCAAGAGCAACATAAAACTGTTTAATGGCATCTACTATCTCTTTATTGTTAATAGGATTAGTAATCTGTAA